TGCGTCTAAACCATGAATTGCTTTAAGGTCTTGAGCAAGTTCCATTGTGTACTCAGCTTTAAGTGCGCGAGAAACAGCAGTAACTGTTGTTTTCTCAATGCTGAATGCCATTTCTGCAAAAGAGTTTGCACCAGCATCACCAAGGGCTTCACCTTGTGCTGTAGTCATACCAGTTGGTGACAAGTAGATACCAGCTGGACTGTCGTTTAACAACTTTGGGTTAGAACCTGTCATTGCAGATGATGTTAAATCACCAGCAGCGTCATCATTGGAAAGTCCTGTGTCTGGCTCATCTACCAACAATTCTGCACCATCAGAAGATGCTGCTTTAGCACGCATTGCAAAGATCAAGCCGGTTGGCCCAGTCATTGGTTGAACACCACAAACATCATAAGCAATGAGGTTTGGCATTGCACGACGAACTAATGAAATTAGAATTGGGTCCCAATTTGATACTTGTCCACCAGTGCTGTTAGTTGGTGCAGCTTCTGAAAGAAAACTAGCGTCTTCCCGCATTGCTTTTTCTTGGTTCTCTAAAATGAGAGTAGTGACTGCCCGCTTATAAGAATCATCGATCTTATTAAGATCGGGATGTTCTAGGACTGGCTGCCACTTTTCTTGTAGATGTTCTGTCTGAAACATTAGTTTCTCCTTTATTATTTACATCTTTTTAATTATATTAACTTATGCACTCGCCTTTTGATCACGACTGATAGCAGACATATACTTTCGCATACTATCTGTCGTATCAATGTCCTGTGCGGTGCCACCATCTTCATCATCTATTGCTCGTGCCCTTGTAGCAGGCTTAACTTTAGGGAAATAACTTTCTTTCAGAGTGGAGAGTTTTTCACGGAAAGACCCTTCATCTGTAAAGTCAACATCTTCTACAAGACTTTTGAACTTCTCAATTTCTGTTTGAGCTAAATCTTCTGAAATATCAGTAAAGACTTGCTCACGAACTAATAGAGAATTATCTTCTGTCATTTCAACATTCTTCTGAATTGACTCATTTAATTTCTCTTCTAATTCTGCAATTTTTTCAGACTGTGCTTCCAAAACGTCATACTTTTCGTCTGGAACGTCAATATAGTGATCTTCAAACAACTGTTTCAGTCCAGAAATAAAGTCTTCTGCAATTTCGCCTTTAAGTCCACGCTCAATTGCTAACTCATTTTCCTTAGTCCATTCCTCTACAACGTAGTTGAGATATGTATCAACCTTCTCAGTCAACTCTTCTTTGAAGGTTTCTTGTTCTGTTTCTTTTTCACTAGTTACTTCTTCATGGATACGATCAATTTCTGAACGTAACTTTGATTTAATTGCAGCTTCAAAAACAGTTGCTGCTTTTGTCTTAAATTCTTCAGAAAGGTCTTCTCCACTCATAAGAGCACTAACGTCTTCTTTAACGTCTAGTTCTTTAATACGAGCGTCAATAGCTTCTTTCTTTTCAGCTGAAATTTCTTCTTCAACCTTGTCTGCTTCTTCATGATAACCATCTTTCATCATTGCTTCATATGCAGCTTTAAGATCAACGGCTTTCATGCCTTCCATCTTCTTCTGCATTGCCATCTTTAACATCTCTTTTGACATTTTGGCTTCTTCTAACTCTTCACCTTCCTCTGGAACGTGACTAGCAGCAAGTTTTTCTGGTTTCATAGGTGAACCTTCACCTTTTTGTTGAGCATCGCCTGAAACTTCTTTTGCTTTTGCAGCGATTTTCTTTGCTGGAGCATCTTTTTGCTCTGGGTCAACAACAGGTGCGCCTGTGTCTTCCGCATCGTTTTTCATTTTAGACTTTTCAGCAGGAGCAGCACCCTTTTTTGTAGGGTCTTCAGCTTCTTCAAGCTCTGCTAGAACTTCTGCTTCAAGTTCTTCAATTGTTTGTTCTAATTCGGACATTAGGGTGTCTCCTTGTTTTGTAATTAATATTTATAAGTTATAACATCTTGAGGAATTTTGCAAACTCTAGTGCTTCGACTTTCGCTTGCCTTTGATGTGCTTTAACATCAAATTTCTTTTTCATACCTTGCAACTGCGCTTCAATAAGTGATCCATTATTCCATACCCACTCTTTTCCCTCCATAATACCTTCTACGAAAGCATTAGGAGCCGATGGGTCTGCTACGATGTCTGCAGCTGTTGCGAGATAAAAATCATCTCTTACGTAATTGGCTCCGCCTTTTGATTCCAAACTTCCCATACCTCTAGAAGAAACACCTAGTTTTGCACCCTCATCCATTAAATTTTTAACTATCTTACCCATAGGTGTGTCCATTATTTTAGCTTCACCAATAAAATTCTTTCCGTCAGGCGTCAAAGATGTAATCATGTGTGATACTCTTTCCAGATTGACCGTTGGCCCCTCTGGATGACCTAGTTCCCCAAATGCCCGTTTTTCCTTAATAAAGTTTTTATTGTACTTTCCAACTTCGTTTTCAAGTATCTCCATAGGATATACCCTACCGTTGCGATTTTTTATGTCAGCTTGCATAAAAATACCGCGAATTTTGTAGCTCTTAGAACCATCATCTTTTGCTTCACAGATGTACTCTACTTCTTCTACTGACTCTGAAAATAATTTAACTGTGTTCATTTGAATAATCCTTAAGCGTAATTTTCGTCTTTTTTGAATTCAATCATTACAAAACCAGATGTTCCAAGACAAGCTAATTCCATATCACCAGAAGTTGCACCTGTATTTGTTGCAGCAGATTCAATTAATCCGGCAGAACCGTCATAGTATCCACTTCCAGCAAGATCAATCAATGTTATATCTGAGTCACCCTGTTCGATAATTTTAACATGGCCAGTATTATCATCAGCAGTACCTTGAACTAATCCCCACCAAATTCTTTTTATGTGCAATTTTGCTCCGTTTGCGTGTCCATCTAATGCACTTGCATCTAAAATAGCATTGGTTGCAGTTGTATCATTAGCTATATTAACTAAGATAGTAACAGTACCACCATCTCCAGCGGTTCCAACAACTGTATCTCTGAGTGTTCGTGTAGCAAAGGCCATTATCTACTCCTTAAATTGATAACATTTCTTTCTCAAAATAACCTAAAAGTTCTTTTTCAGAAACTTTAAATTTTTTTGATACTTCTTTTATACTTTTTTCAAAACTATTTAGGAAATCTGAAGGTTTAGAATCCATTTTCTGAAATATAATATCTATAGCATCTTTCATCTTAGGTGAAAGTTTCTTATATTCCTTGGATTTTTTGTGTTCATCCTTCTCTATTACGGATGTATACACTCCACTAAACTTCTGAGTCATCGCTTTCCTCTGTTTCTACTGACATAGTTTTTACAAAAGTGTTTGCTAAATCTTTTCTCTTTATTTCTAAAGCATCACCAACTTTTGCACCCACAGTAGATTTAAATACTTCTTCTGCGCCTATGTTATTTCCTGATGAAATTGCGTCTACAAATTCTCTACTCATTAAAATTTTCCTTGTTCTTTTTCTGGTTCTTCATAATCTGGCATTTGATCTGGTGATACAACACCACCGCTACCATCTTGTGGGTAACGTGTAATTCCATCACCACCATCTGGTATACTTATACCGCCATCTAATGGGTCAATAGTAAGCTCTTTCTTAATCTGATCATTCATTTCTGCAATCTCTGCATCATTCATACGTAATACTTTCTTCAGTACATATTCTTTACTAAAGAATGTACCAATGTATGATTGAATTGAATCAAGTGTTTGAATACGATCATTAAGAAGTTCTGCATCTTTAAGCTCTGCAAAGTGACCATCTTGTAGAAAGTCATATTGAATATGCTCTTGCATCGTAGCCCAATCTTCTGGAGCAATAACACCCTTTAATAGAAGTTGTGTTTTAAGAATGTCTGTAAATAAAGGTACAAACTTCTTACGAATACGTTGCACAAACTTAGAGAATTTAAGTTCATCTCTTGTTATTTCAGAAGCTCTTCCTAAAGAAAACCCTGCTTCAGAATCCATACGAGAGATGGGAACATTCAAAGACTTATAAAGTTTCTTTTGGAAATAAGTAATATCATCAATTTCACCAAGATTAGAACCGCCCGGCAAAGTAGTGATCTCTGTACCTCTACCACCTTCACGGCGAGGCAACCAAAAATCTTCTAACATTGACATATGATTTCGGTCATCACGGATTTCTCCAGTAGATGCATCATATACCAATTTGTTACGATAACGATTCATAACATCTTTGAGATATTGTTCTGCTTTAATCTTTGGAAGATTACCAACGTCAATATAAAAGATACGTCTTTCTGGAGCTCGTGATATACGATAGATAACAAGAGCATCTTCGATCATACGTAATTGATTGACAGGTTTAATTGCTTTATGTAAGTATGATAAAACTCTACCAGAGTTACCATCAACTGAGCCAGATGGTGCATATGATATTGCATCTGGAGCTATCTTCAAACCAGAACCACCACCGCCTGTTCCAGAAGAAGACAAACCTTTTTCATTATAAAGATAATATTCATCAACGGCATCAATCATATCAACACCAGTTTTATTACTCTTAGCTTTTTTAACTTGACGAACTTTTCTTATTTTTGTTGGGTCTATATACCTAAGTTCTATAATACCCTGTTTTGGATTTTTAGTGTCAATAATCTTATGATAAAATAATCTACCATCGACATACCAACGCCTAAAAATATCATGACCCTTCTGCTCAAAATGAAGGAGCCTCAATACTTCACCAAACTCTTCTCTTATTCTTCTTTTTATTTTTTCTGGATAAGGTAAACGATCAAGAGTAATTTGTATTGCTTGATCATCCTCATTTGAAACGATACCCTCATTAATAATATCTTCAATTGCAGTATCACATTCTGGTTGTTGTGCGATATCACGATATCGCCTGATTAAATCTAAATCAGTTTTCTCTCTACCATCAGTATCTAATATTTGTCCAAAAAAACCACCGCCAGCAATATCAAGTGTGCCGTCGTCAGCAGTGGGGGTAGTGAATGATGGTACACTACCCTCTGCTTTTTTTGGTCTTTCTATACGGAACCCGAAAAGTTCAGCCATTCTATATTTCTCCTACGTTCTATTTAGTAGGTAAATTAGAACGAAACTCCAGAAGGTTCAAAGTGCTGATATCGCCAAGTTACTTCAAAGGTTTCAATCTCAGTTGCTTCAGCATTTGTTAGTTCAATCGTACCAACTGTCAATGGATATGCTGCTCTGAAGATATAACTCTTCAATACAGTTTCATCCCGATCCAACTGTTCTACAGTCAAATCAGTTTGATAATCAGCAGGAGCAACAACACCTGTATTTTCAGCATAGTCATTGATACCGTTTTGCCATCTTTCCATTGCATTTCTAATCATGAAATCAGTATCATTCATGAAGGTAGTAGTCCATGCTTCAGGAGCTGGACGATCACCAGATACATAAATGTTTCTTCCACGAAAAGGAACAGGAATTTCACCCAATGTTGAAGCGGGCAAATTAGAAGCAGTAAC